CAGCCCCACTATTAACAATCTCTTCAATAACTTCAGGCGTTAGGTAGACTTTGCAGTCGGTATCAACAAAGATGATTTCTTCACTCCAATAGATAAGTGCCTCTGTAATAGGTACGAGGGCAAAACTGCTAGCTGTTCCACAGGCCCTTGTGTTATATCCAAGCTCCTTGTGGAGGACGTTAGCAAGCGTTGGTGAGCGTAGAAGGCCCTCTGCACAGACACACAGCACACGCTTTGCATCACCTTGAAAGGGATTTCCAATATTAGTTAATTGGTTCCTGGTAGCTTCAAACATAGTTCCTCCAAATTAATTCGTGGGAATTTTATCCATAATTTCCTCTAGCCTTACAATTAGCACCAAGCCTTGTTTAGCTGGGAGATTATCGTTAGCCCATACCCTGAGCATTCTAAGCTCTGCACGAAGTTCTTTCAGTTCATCGTTTGTCATTCGTCTTCATCCTCATAAGTTTCTTGTAAAACTCTTTCAAGGTAAATCTTCTCAAGATCAATACTATACCGTTCACCAATCTCAAGTAGATCACTCACAGTCAATGAATCATTTACAAAGCGATGGAAAATCCCAAGAAGCACACGTTCCATATCCTCTTGATAGACATCTCCAAAGTGCTTGATAAGCTTCTGTAAGGACTCATTATCAACTGACACGTTATGAGAAACACCACTGGTCTTAGACACTTCTAAATACCTTTTCCTGTGTGAGTAGGTACACTATAAAGGATTTCTACAGACCTACGCAAGAAGTATTTTGTAGAATGTGTTTTATAGTGTGTAGAAAAATGTCTTGACACACAATGATGCAATCCGTAGAATAGTATTTAAGAAGGGGTTTACAAATACCTTTTAGTTTTGTTTGTTGTATTATTTCAGTTACTATAAGTATCTTAATAAGGTATTGTAAAGAACTTTAAAAGACCTTTACTAGGAACTACGAAAAACAGTCTGTAGAAAAATGTCTTGACACACAATGATGTAATCCGTAGAATAGTATTTAAAAGGGGTTTTAAAGATATCTATTCTTAGTTTTGTTTCTTGTACTATCCTTACTTAAAAGTATATTGTAAAGATATTCTATAGTGTACTGTATATTTACTTTATAGATACCTTTCAAGGGGGTTTGAAAGAGAGAACAAAACAAAACATAAACCGAAGCAAACCTTTCAAGGGTCTTTGAAACTATCCCTGAGATTTCCTGAGATTTCGGCTTCGCCTTCTCTGGCGACCTTTCATTCACCGTGCTAAAGCGAAGCGATAATTATTTGCGGTCCCTCTGAAAGAGCTTGGCTAGCGCCAGGGGCTTCAGATCACCTCGTAAAGGTATCCTGAGAAGACTCCTATGGTTTACAGAGCTAGAATCCGCGATATCGCCCTGGCCTAGGCCAACGTACTAGTTCAGCCTTGGAAGAGCTCTTCACCCCTGAAATGATAGGAAGAGTTGCCTTATTGGATTAAATCCTAGTTTCATTCCAGCGGTATGTATTCAAAGAATCTGTCTGGGAAGGATATCTATAAGTAATCTGAACAAACCTTGACATAGTGTGTAGAATATTGATATTATCTATAAAGATCAAGCTAACTAGGAAGCGAGGTCATGACCATGTAAAAATTAAGGAGCTCAAATGTATAAGGCGAGTGTATTCAATAGGTGTGGGTGTTGTGATAATCCTCTTGGCCAGGGAAGACCTATGGACAAGGTGACTGGAGATGCTGATGATCTGTGTTCTGTGTGCAGGCACATTGTCAAGAAAGCCATCCATTACCATGAGGACGATGTGCTTGATATGGCAACTGATGTGTGGGGATTCAAGCTAGGGTCATCACACGAGTATCAGGACGGTGTTACACCAGCACTCCCGGGTATGGATAGCCAGTAGATTCTACACACTATGCCAAATAGGTATGCTAAGTATTGACACAGTTCTACACAATAGTGTACATTGTTTATGGATAGAAAGAAAAGTTATCGCTACTGAGTATTTCCTTCACCGATGCTGTCCCCCTCTTTCCGGCATCTTTGATCAATACTCAGTACCAAAAGGTCTGGTGGACACCCGTCGGCGACAAAGTTCACCCCTAATTTTGAAGCAGGTTTATATCTACAGATAGAAGTATAGTGTGGGTAAACTTAAAGGCGGAAACCTAAACCAGTTGGAGTTAATACGGCTCCATAATAAAAGGGACTGAACTAGTATGACTATTGAAGATATTCAACAAGAAGCTACCAACCAATTGAACAATATGGAAGACCACGCCCAAGAGTTCATGACTACACTTGAGAGCATTTCTACAGGGAATGGAAGTATCGGTGAGCTAGATGAAGTATACCGTAAGATTAAGGTGCCTACCAAAGAGCTTAATAAACTTGCTAAGAAGTTCGCTAAACTGAAGGAGAAGGAAGATGCCAGCAATCACTCATAAGAACGGTACTGAAGTTGATGTGCAGTATTTTGGAGATTTGGATAGTAAGCTAGCTGTTGCAAAAGGATATGTGAACGGTGTTAATGCTTACAATCAAGTTATGTCAGAGAAGGACGGCATCTTCCGAACAATGCTTGATGTAGATAAAGCTCACAAGTCAATTACTAAGGCTCATAATAAGTTCTACGGACTAGATAATAAATACGATGGTAAAGGCGATCTAAAGGTGACTTCATGAACTCAGGATTCTCTATCTTTACAGTTTTGTTCCTAATCTTCATGACGCTTAAACTGCTCGGTAGTATTGCTTGGTCCTGGTGGTGGGTGACAGCCCCGTTGTGGGGACCGTTCGTAATTGGCATTACTATTTTTGCATTTGTGTTCACGTATGCCATGTTCAAAGACGCTAAGGGGTTTTGGTGATGTCTTCTACAGTTATGGCTGTATATGTCCGTAAGCGAGATTCAGAAGAGCCTTGGAAGCTGGTGGTGAGTAATGTTCACTGACTTCTATAGTAATATGCTTGCAGGTGACTTTTTATTCTTTTCAGTAATCCTGCTTATTTATTCTCAAGGAGTGTTCTAATGGCTGAGATTCACGAGTTTAAACCTAAGGAAGTAAAGCCTACAAGTGACTGGCTGGTTTATACAGAGGGTGGTAAGGATTTCATTGTGCAAGCACACGGTGTCAGTATTGATACCGAGATTGATCAAATCATCTTCTTCAATGCAGAAACTGAGGAAGTTGTTGCAGTAGTACCTAATTCCTGTGTGGTTATTAAGCAATAAAATCTGAGTGTGTTTCAACTTTTCCGTTACACACTCTATATAGCCCTCCAGGCCTCTGCTGTGAAGTCCCTATAGCAGTTATGCTCAAATTGGAGAGGATACGTAAAGAGTTTAGCAGACTGTATTTACGTTAGGCCCTTTTAGTCGCCCGATGACAGTAGGTGAAGTCTGGCTTGGTATTAGTTTAGGGACTGTGCTGAGCTATATAAAGAAGGCTGGACGACCGGCTAAAGTCCTCGTCAAGCTCACCTCTTACAGTTTGGAATGGGGGTTCCCGTTCGCTGTTACGTGGGTTGCGGGGCACCTTTTTATCCATAACAATACCCCTTCTAAAATCCCCTCCCAACATCTAGCCAGTTCTTGAGTGTTCCCGCACTCTCTGGCTACTTTCTTTTATAGGTAATAATAATGAATAGTGAAAGTTTTTATATTGAATGGCAAGACCCCTCAGATAATATTATTAAATATGCTTGTTTATCATCAGAGACAGGACTCTATTGGTCTGAAGATACAAGTGATAACGGAATTATTGATGGTTCATTCCTAGATACCGAATATACAGTTGAAGATACGATCCGGCAAATTGCTGAGCAAGTAAAGCTGAAGAAAGGTCTTCAATATAATCGCAAGTTTTGTATTAAGCATCCTGACGATCATAAGTGGCTTAAGGTTGAGAAGAAGTCTACAGGAGTTCGTGATGAGGAGACTAATAAGCTTATTTATGAGTACAGAGCCACTTGGTCACACAAGTTCCGAGCCGTAGCTGTTGTCAGCGCTATTACCGGGCGTCCTCAAGGCAACCCTGGACTACAGAATAAAGAGTACGCAAGAGCCGCTTCCGAGAAGTCTAAACTCTCTCGCAAGAAGCGTATTGAGAATGTTGAGAAGGCAGCGCGAAGGCTTAACTTCAATCCTGCTGAAGCGCTTATCGCGTGGGCTATGGGTGACGATACTAAGTTGAATACTAAGCAGCCTATTACAAATTCTCAGAGATTAAAATCGCTAGAAATACTTGCTGGTTACTCGTGGGCAAAACCTAAGCCAGTTGATCCTAACATTGTCGATAAAAATAAGCAGCAAGGACCGGTTGTTCATGTAACTTTGCCGAGTAATTCGCGAGAACTGGATAAACACGTGCTGACACATGATTCAGCAGAGAGCTTAGAAGAGTATTTTAAAGACTCCTATAAAGAACCTGATGAGTTTGAAGCTATAGAAAAGGAAGCTGGTGAGTACGACGAAAAAACCGGAGCCTTTAGCATACCTAATAATGGGAGATAGGGCTAGAACCCTCTAAAAGACAACGAATGGGTTGAGGAATTTACCAATGCAGCAGTATGAAAAACTCGCGCCACAACCTGGAAAACAGGAGATGTTTCTTTCAACGACTGCCGACCTCTGCTTGTATGGAGGCGGGGCTAAACTACTGGCCCACTAATCAGCAATGGTTAGATGACAATTGGGTGAATTGCTGGAAAGCTAAGTTCTAAGGAATAAGCCAATCAGCAGCCAAGCTCTACAAGCGTGTAGAGAAGGTTCAGAGACTACTTGATGTGACACGAACTTGTCACGTAATACAAGACCAGCGCCCAACATCCTATATGGATGATGATATAGTCCAAACCCCATTGAAAAATGGGCATCCCATGGGTAGTGGGAAAACATTTGCACTGCTTCTAGAATGTCTTAGGCACCGTCAAGTACCAAACTTCTATGCTCTTTTTTTGCGCCGCACAAAAAGCGAAATAAAGTTGGCTGGTGGACCTATAGATGAGAGTAGAAATATCTTTGGCAAGTTTGATGATATGGAATACTCAGAAGCTTACATGACATGGAAGTATAATAAGTTCTCTAAAACTTCTGGTAAGTTGCAGTTTGCAGGTATTGAGTTGGAAAAAGATTTGGAGAACTTTAAAGGTTCCCAGGTTCCGTTAATCATTTTCGATGAGCTTACCGGATTTTCAGAGCGTATGTTCTGGTATCTTCTATCACGTAATCGTTCGTCAACAGGTGTCAAGCCATATCTTCGGATGACATGCAACCCTGTGAGTGATGGGTGGGTGAGGAAGTTAGTGGATTGGTGGATAGACGATGACGGATATCCAATAGAAGAAAGGTGTGGTGTTGTAAGGTGGTTCGTAAGACGTGGGGAAGATACTCACTGGTACGATTCAAAAGAGGAAGCCGAAAGTGTTTGGGGCGAAGATTCAATGCCCAAATCATTTACATTTATAAATGCGACTATCAGAGATAACAAGTTAATAGACCCTGCCTATGAAGCTAACCTTAAAGCACTTACTCGTGTTGAACGTGAAGCTTTATATTTGGGGAACTGGAATGTAAAGGCTAACTCTGGTTCTTACTTTCAAAAAAGTTGGTGTGAGTATGTAGACCCTGGAGAAGTTCCTCCTGCAAAAGCTGAAATACGTGCTTGGGACACAGCTTCTACAGTTCCTTCTGAGGTCAATCCTGCCCCTGACTACACAGCAGGCGTTAAGATTCGGCTAGGCGCTGATGGATATTATTACATCATGCACTCAGTTCGTGACAGGAAACGTCCTGATGGTGTTAAGAAGCTAATGAGGAAATATGCAGAGGTCGATGGAGACAAATGCGTAGTCGGTTTACCCCTCGATCCAGGTGGTGCTGGTAAAGCTGTCTTCGAAGACCTTGCAAAAAACCTTGCTGGCTACAAGTTCAAAAAGTGTAAGACTACAAAGTCTAAGCTAGAACGTTTTGAACCATTC